ATTACTCGGCCGGAGTATCCTGCGTCCCACGAAGAAAAAGCTCACGGGCTTTCCGCAGTTTCGCTTCATCCAGACAGTTGGCTTCGAGAACCAAAGCAAGAACACGGCTGCATTCGATCTCCGAAAGGCCACCATTTTTGAGATCAGTTTCCCAATTCGCCCAAGATTCAGGCGTAGAAAGTTCCACTGTATCCCATTCAATCTCGCTGGGACGCAGCGAATTGACGACGATATAAGCGATGCGCCGTTTGTGATAGCCTTCCAAGGCGTCTTTGTAGCCCTTGTCCTCGGTGTCGGCCACCTTACCCTGCTTCGTCAATTTGACGGGCGGTTCTGGTTCAGGACAGAGTTTCTTAAAGCCTTCCATGTCTCTCAAGCCAGTTGCACGAAATACAATTTGCTGATCGCCTCGTGGCAAAACAAGCACTTCCTCAACAGGTAAGGAATTGGGATCAAGTCCACCAATCTTCATAGCGTTTCCCTCGCAAAGTAAAAGAATGCGGTGCCGGCAATCAATGCCGGCACCGCGTAAAGCACCTTCTTACACACCACGAACAATCGTCGGTTCGAGTGCGTTGCACTTCCCAGAAACCGCAATCGTAGCATTCTTCAAGTCGAAGTCGCGCTTCTCACTGCGGAAATCGGGGAATGTATAGGTAGACGATTCAGAGCCGCCGCAAGGCCGCACATCCTCAACCACCATGTCCACAGCATACGGCTCACACAAGTCCGTAGACGACGTGACCCACTCGGAGGCCGCGCCAGTCCCTTTGAGAGCCTCGATCGGCGTAATCGCTTCGCCGGTGCCAGAGGCCACCTGATCGAACGTAAAGTTCGTAGTGACTTCCATCGGCACATCATCTCCACGACGCACGGTATCAAGCTCTCCCCGGTCCAAGTCGTACTTGTACTGGTCGGCTTCCGTGTATTTGAGATCGCCGTCACCAATTGTGATCTCAACCTGGTTTGGTGCAAACGTCAGCACAGCACCAGTCGAATACGAACTCGACGCAGCCCCAAGGGCTGGAGTGAACGTAATGCTAGTAGTCGGACTGGTAAGCGTCGGAGTCCGAGCCGTGACCACATGGACTGTGGCAGCAGCTTCGCCGGCAAGTGTGAATCGAGCACCAACTGGCACGAGGTCCGTGTCCAAGGTGTTCAACACGATCGTGTCGATCGTCAGGCTGGTGTTTCCTTGAGCCGGGGCAGTTCCTGTTCCGCCATCAAGAGTCTCAGCAATTGTGACTTCATCCCCATCAGGAGTGATGGATGCCGTGTCAATCACCATCATAGACAAACTCGTCTGGCCAAGAGAGCCAGTGAATTCGCACAGGTAGCTGTCCCCGGCTGTTCCGGTAACAAGGATGTTACCTTCGCCGATCGTAGTCAACCCTTCAAGGGCAGACTCCAACTGAGCAGGCGTAAGATTCCACGGCAACAAGCCAGTTTCCTCACCACCATACGTCACAGTGAAGGTGCCACCTGTACCTCCGTCATTAGTGATCGTTTGCTTCTCGTTTGTTTTCTTGGCACTTGCGGCAGTACCCGCCAGACCATCTTTGAGATAGATGGTACAGTTTCGTAGATCAATCCTGGCCATAGGTTACTCCACTGGCAAAGGTTAAGTTTCAGTCAACTCCATAACGTAACGGGCATCAACTTCTGTCTGTTTGAGCTTGTCTGTGCCCATCTGACCGAAATTCATCACCCGGATACTATCATTCCGCCCAGGCCGTGGGGTAAGACAACCGAGGAACACTTGCGTTTCCTCGTCGTCTTCGACGTAATCGCCTGGTTCACCGCCGAAGTTCCAGACCGGGATAGGCAAGGACATTGCCTCATGGAACAACCCCGCATACTTGAGAATGGTGGCAGCATTCTTACTGGCCCCGTCATAGCGGCTGGTCAGAAGCACGTTGACATCAACATAGATGCGGTGGTATGCCTTCGAGAGTTCCGAATCGAAGGGGCCGGTTATGCGGATTTCCGCCCTGTCACTTGCGCGCTCAAAAGTAGCCGTTCGTTCATCGAAGTGTTCGATGAGTACCGGCAGACTTGAATCCGTGGCGACATCTTTTAGATAATCTGCCACTGAATGGAAAATCCAGCGTGCCCAATTAGGATTTGCAGCCATTTATTGCTCCTATTCCAAATCGGCAGACTGTTGAAGTGTGAGACTTGGTTCTGCCCAAGCGAAGAGGACATCTTTAGAGACGTCTTCTGAACTGACAGAATCAACTTGAAGTGTGGGTATTGATTCCGCTCTCAGGTCATAGATTTGTGCTGGCACTTCACCAACTAACTCCCGTCCTGTGATAACCCAGCCGGCGTCAACCTCGAAGGCTTCTACCGTTTTGACCTGATATTTGCGATTGTTGTAAACAATCCAATCGTCGGCTGTGAGTTCCAATAATCCAGGAACGTCGTGGCGATCGACAATGAAGTCACGTTGACTCAAGTCGTAATCACCGCCAGATACAAACTGCTTGTTCGCAGAAATGATCGAGATGGTCCGTTGGACAATTCGATCTATCTTCGCTGGCACGACGACTGCTCGACGCACATGCGTCTTGGTCTTCGTGACAACTTTTTCACCCGTTCTCGCATTCGTCGCACTCGACACCAGCTTGTAGATGTCGATCGGCGCACCATAGTCTTTTTTCAACTGGTAGAGCGCCTGCCGAATCCGATAGCTTAGGTTTCGATTTACAGGTGGACGCATGGGAGTTCCTAACGGTCAAGATACTTTTCGATTCGCTCCATCACTGCCGTATTCTTGGCAATGATGGTTGAGCAATCCTTGACTAGCGGCAGGATGACCTCCCGCTGTTCGTCTTCCAAATGGTCCAGCCGGTTGGATAGACGATCTTCGCGTTTGTAATCGCGCCAGAGAAAAAACACGACAGCGAGTAAGAAGGGACCAAATTGCTTGATTAGCAGAATAGCGTCCGCAAACTCGCCAGAAGCAAACAAGGTGGGCATCACAAGTGTCCCTTCGCTTAGGCGGGTAAAGAAGGCCCCTCGCCCCGGAGGTCCGAGGCGAGGGGATTGAAAACAGACGCTTAGCCGAGCAGCGGCACACAGAGGCCGGAGTTCAGCACCGCAACGCCGCAGAGCAGGTCGAGATTGACCTTGGTTCCGCCAGCGTCGATGTCGTACTGAGCCGCAATGCGCATCGAGATGCCATTGTGGACTCCGACGTGGGCCATCACACCCATCTGAGCGCTGGGCAGGGCCAAGGGCCGGCTGACCAACGCAACAGCGTCACGATGGAATGCCCAGTTCAACGACCCATACGGGCCAGGGAACGCCGAGTTTGCGCCGTCAGCGACAAGCACTTCCAGCGGACGATCCAGGGTCACGCGGCAGGAAGTTCCGCTCACGTACACCGACTCGATGATCGTGTAAGTGTGCCGAGTTCCAGCAGTCGCACCGAAGGCCAGCAACTGGCCAACAGCAGGCTGCTTGCCACTGGTGTAGCCACTCAAGAGAATGCTCTTGCTGTAACCAACCGGGTAGTCGTCGGCGGTCAAGCCAGACGCGCCAACCGCACACGCCTTGTAGCGCGTAATGACGGCATTGTCCTCGGTGGCGTACTTGCTGGCCTCGTTCAGGACGACGGAAGTGGCCTCAACAGGAGTCACAACCCAAGTCGGCTGATCGTTGCCGGCAACCACCAGGAACTCACCAGCCACGACGCCGGCCAATTCGGAAAGCATCGCGCCAGTCGTGCCCGCAGCATACGCTTCGGTCAAAGTACCAGCAGCCGTGTCAGCGCCAGTCATGCAACTGTTGACGTTCTGGTCGAGGTAGGTGCTGAACCCGGCGATCCGACCGAGAACCGCATTCTCCAAAGCCGACCCACCGTCGCCACGCTCGTTCGCTTTCACGAACATCGTGTTCTTGAGCAGGGCGGTTTCAGCGGCGGACGAGAGGACCAGGTTTCGACCTTGCATCGGAGCCAGATTCTCATTCAGGATTTGACGGGCTTCCAGCACGTCGTCGTAGCTCGTGGCGGCAGTCAAGCCGCACAACGTACCAGCACGATCAGCAGGATCACCGAGGAACGCATGAATGCGGCCCATGATGGCGCGGTCAACAGACCGGGCGATCACTTGCATGGCCGGAGTCAGGTAGGCGTCAACCAAATCCTGGAAGCTCAGAGAAGCCTCGCCATCCTTGATGACGAAGTTCTTGTAGAACCACTGGTCCAGGCGAACCGGGACGTTGGTGGCCGCAGCCGTTTCAGGAACCAGAGTGTCGCCATCAGCCTTGCGGGTGATGGTGAAGGTTCCCGGTCGGCGAGTGTTCACCACGTCACCGTAATTCTTCACGTCGGCCTCGAAATCGCGGGACACGAGGTTCGCCATGACCATATTCTCTTCGAGAATGGCCAGGCCCTCGTTCGCCCACTGTTCGGGAATGAAGGCGTCGTTGCCAGCGCCAGCGGCGTAGCCGGTGATGGAATTACCACCGTCCCAGCCGTAACATGCAACGGACGCCACAGAAAGATACCACTTGTTCATCTTGTTGTCTCCAAAAGGGACAGATTCTTCTTGTTTGTGAAAGAGCCAGCCCCTGATTCTTTAACGGCGTCTACGACGCAGACCGAGCAGTTCAGGGTTCTCTGCTCTTACTTTCTGGTATTGCTCGGGCGTAAGACTACGCACGTCAATCCGTCCGTTGGAACCCGGTGTGAGGCCACCGATAGCCGAATTGCCACCAACACCAGAGACGACGTTCTTGCGGAAGAGATTTTGGAACTCTGCAATCTCTGTCATCCGCTTAACGGCCTCAGAAGGCGTCTTGGTGGTCTTGATCTCTTGACCAGTCGTGTTATCCTTGTCCGGGAAGTCCACCATGACATCGAATGTCCCGGTGCCCTTGCCGTTCGCGTCCAGCCTCTCAACCAATCTGGTCATGTCCTTGAGGAGGGTGGTGACTTGACGAGTGTTGTACGCTTCATTCTCAACGGCGGCATCTTGCAATGCTCGCATGATTGTGGAATCACGCCATCGTTGTTCGGCAACCACGGCACGTTGCTCAGCGAGTGTCAACTTGCCTTGGTAGGACGCCTCCAAATCCTTTTTCTCTTGGGCGGCCTGTTGCTCTTTGCTGCGAAGCTGTCCCTGAATCGTTTCCAGGTTGTCTTGCAGCGTCTTGCGTTCCTGATCCGTCAGGCTCTTGCTGTTGGTGAGAAGCTCCTTGTAAGTCGTCTCAGTCTTCTCCAACTCCTTGCGGTACTTCATTTCCTGCTTCCGCCTTTCGGTCGCAATCGCGTCGTTGAACTTCTTCTGCTGTTCAGGAGTAAATCCATCGGGCGGCTTAATCTCGTCGCCCCCAGAAGCAGCCGCAGCCGCAGCCGCAGCCAAAGCCTCTTCGTCTTCTCCCTCGTAGCAAGCAACCAACGCACAGGACTTGTACCAGTCGTTCACGAACATAACCATTTCCCTATTACCCCGAAGTTTGGACCCGGTAGTTCTGGCACGGGTGGTCGCCAGCCGGTAAGATAGTCGAATTACGAAACTCGACTCACGCGAATTGCGTCATCATCTCGCAGAAACGGCAATAGCAATC